TTTAATCCTTTGATTGGTTTAGGAGAGAGATTGTCTCGGTTGCCTAAAAATTATATTTCTTTTTTGCCGGGTTTCAATTTTAATGATATCCATCGGTCTTTAAATTTTTATTATAAGCATTGTGTTAAGTTGCAGAAATTTCGGTTTACGTTTGCTCCTGAGGATCTTAAGTTATTTAAGTTTAACACGTCAAAGTGTGGTTATCGTAAATGGCCTGAGCTTGACCCTGTTCAGCTTGATGAGTATTCCACAGTTCACTTTGTTGATAAACCTAATAAGAAGCAGGCGCAAGCTGTTTTGCTCAAAGAGTTTCTTGAAGCGTTGTTTATAGCTCTAGATGAGACAGCGTGTGGATCTGTTCCTTTTGAGAAGCGGTTGAAACAGGCTATAACTACTTTATCTGTGAAGAATCAGAATTTGTCAGCTATTGATAGTGCTAAGTATGGGGTTGATGCTGTGCGTGATATGTACTATAAGTCTAGGTTGTTCTTCCTCTCCAATGATGCTCAGTTGCACAAATTTTTCCTTACTCGTGTGAAGGCTGAGCGCACCTATTTTCCTGATTGTTATGTTGCTGGAGGAGTTGAAATGGCTAGGAATATGACTGTCAATATATCGATCGGATTTGCCTGGATTAGAGGTGGTGCTCAAATGTTGTGGACTGCTTTGCATGGTGACCTGACTGATAAGTATCGTCGTGTTTCATTGATTGGTGATAGGGCCACTAATGTTTGTTGTACTTATGAATTTGAATCTGCTGGTACTCAGGTTATTGCTTCTGGTGACATTAAATCCTTGGATACGTCAATTACGGCAATGCCTTTGGTTTTATATTTGATGTTTGCTCAGATTTGGATTCATAGGGATGATTCTGATCCTAATTATCGTATGTTTCAGTATATTTTGGAAGCCTGTTCAGAGCAGCTTGCTGGTAAAACTGTGCGGTGGATTCATGATTTTGTTTTGTTAATTGGCGTTATGCCTTCTGGATCCTTAGAAACTTCTCATGGTGACTCCTGGGTTGTAGGAATTGTTTATTGGCTTGCTTATATTTTTCACGAGATGGATGTTGCTGATGCTCGTGATCGTCGTCGGATTTGGCGAATGTTATGTCATAGGCTTATTGCGATATTTGTCTATGGTGATGATTTCCTTAAAACTTATCCTAAGGAGATTCGGTCAATTGTTAATGTTGATCGATTTGCCAAATATTTGGAAGTTTCTCATGGTGTTTTTATGAAGAACAAAGAGGAATTTAATAGTGCTTTGACTTATTTAAAGGTAGTTAATAATGACGTTTGTGGAGTAGTGTATAATGGTCCTAGCTATCTTAAACGTCAGTTTATTCTATCTGCGAATTATAATTTGGAGTTACTTCAACCTAAGATTCCTCTTGTTGTTCCTTATCGTCCTTTTGCCCAATATCAATGGAGGGCTGGTGTGCCTAAGGATCGTGATGCGCCTTTATATATTAATCTTGCTCGTTTAATTGGTTTGGCTTATGA